AGAGTTCGCCATGTTTTTTCATTCCTTTCTTTTACCATTGTGCGGAAAGCTGTTTGACAAGTTTATCCTCTTCGCTTTCCGGGTTTGTGCCGGAGTGTCCCGGCTGTTTTGAAAACTGCGGAGTGTTCTTCTGTCCCTGCGGTTCCTGAACCGGCATGAAGTATTCCTCATACTTTTCTTTGATGCCGGTCAACTGTTCAGCAACCGGAGCCGCTTTCTCGCCCCTGTCCAGCATTCCGAACACGGTTTCCCGGAACTTCGGTTTGACTGTCTGGAAGTCTTCCCCGCCGATCGCACGGAGCATATCCCTTTCCTTCAGCACCTCCATATATTCCGGGGTGGTTTTCGGGTCAACCGGTTCAGGAACCTTGAACTCCGCTTTTGCCGCTTCAACGGCTTTGTTTCTGGCTTCGTCTGCGTCCCGCTTTGAAATGTAGCCTTCATCCAGCGCACGGCCATACAGGGAGAAAACCTGTTCTGTCCTCTGTTCCGGTGTAAGCTCTGCATTCTGCATGATCTTGTCCAATGCGGGCCTTGTGAAAATACCAGCCATATACCCTCCTTTTTGCGGTGCAATAGAGTGATGCACCGATGCGCGTTTATCGTCCCGCCGGACGTAATGGTATGAAAAAAGCACCCTTGCGGATGCTCATTCATCATATTTGCCGTTAAACGGCCTTTTTCGCCCGTGTCTTTTTCGCCGGGGATTTATCCGTCCCCGTATTGTCGGGCGGCTTTTTTGCGCTGTTTTTGCCCTCAAGGAACGCAATATCAAGTTCCTTTCCGCATTCACAGCAGAATACCCGGTCGCCGACCGTGCGCAGTCTGTCATGATTGCACATTTTTGACCCTCCTTTCCCATTGTTCGCCATGATCGAACAGCCTATGCCACTTGTCATATACGGCAGACCATACAGACCACGGTAAAAGATGATGTTTGTACATTTTCTGACACATCCGGTAAATTGCTTTTTTCATTTGACCCTCCATCACTCATCCGGCCACGTTGCCTTGATAGGCGTTCTTTCTCTCGCTGACCTTCTCGACCTTCCGGTTTCTTTGCAGAAATCAGTGAGTTCCGTCCGTGCGTTTTTTACCCGCAGTTTCTGCCGGGTGATTTCTTCCTCATCACCCCTGGCCTTTGCTGTCATCAGATCTCGCTTTGCGTACCTGTACTTTCTTTCAAGTGCCCTCTGTTGCTGGCTTTGCTCATATTCTTTGGCGTTTTCTTTCTCGTTCTGTTCCGGCGGTCTGATCCGGGAAAAACCGGGGATGAACGGGATCGGATAGTGCTTGCAGTTTACCCCGAAAAGCCCAGCGGCTTGCCCGTAGGTGGTTTCACTCTGGGCGTAAACGTGAACGGTATTCCCTTCATCGTCTTCCACATCCCGGCTAAGATCATCCCTTGAAATGACTTTCCCTTGCCAGTCATAGCAAAGCGGCCTTGCCCCGTCATGGTAGGAAACCTGATACAGATCATCCCCGTATGCTTCCATCCGTTCCCAGACAGCCGCCCGGCCTGTGTTCGCCATCGTGGTTCGCACGTCCATAGTCACATACGCTTCCGGGCTCCAGTGGTGATTCCCGTGGTCAATGTACCCGGTTATACCGTTATCGACCATTTTCTGAACCGCATCCCGGACAGCCTGATTCAGCGATGAAACCCCGGAAACAACCTCGCCAGTTGCAGTGTTCAGAATCCCTTGTGTGCGTTCCATTCGGAAAGCAATATCTGCGACCGTTGCCCGGTACGCTTCCTGTGTGCTTTCCAGCATTTGCGTATTCACAAGGTTCAGTTTATCCGCTGACTGCTGATAGAACGCCCGGAAAGCCTGCATTTGGCTTGGCGATACTTCAGGCGGGAGAAACCCTGCACCCAACAGCAAACCCTTCTCAGCGGCCTTTCTAAGCGGCTTTTCCACCCATTTCAAGCTGTCCCGGATGGTTTCTTCCAGCAGATCAGCAAGAGCCGAATCCGCACCCTTCATGCTTTCAAGGATGATCGCTTCGGTTTCCCTTGTGACCTGTCCCATTTCAGCCAGTTTGCGTAACTGATAATCCCAACTGCCGCCGGGTGTGTTCCCTTCGGCAATATATGGAAAATGCCGTGCGAGGTTGATCAGGATGCGGTCAACAACCGCTCCGTACACTTCCCCCATTCGCCACGACATTTCATCAATCCAGCGAGGGTTCATCTAATCACTCCATCCCGCCGAATATCCTGTCAACAACCACCGAATTCGTGCGCTGTTCCTCGCTGATCTGCTTCAGCTCGCTGTCTGCATCTTCCGGTGTATATCCGAGCAGGTCAGTCATGAATTTTTTCTTTGACAGCAGACCGGCACCGACAAGGGAAACGCCCCTGTTAATCTCTGCGTTCTTGTCCTCGATGATACTGTCATCAAACTGGACAGAAACATCATAACCGCCGGAAATCAGGCTTTCAACGGTCTTTCCTTCCCATGTCAGCCCGTAACGAGCCGCAAGGTCAAAGATCGCATGAACCATATCAACAAGCGCATCCTTCAGCAGGTTTTCATGCGCCTTGACCGTTCCGAATGTCTTGCTGTTCTCGGAGATGACCTCTGTCGCCGTTTTAAGACCCTTTGTAGCATCGAAGGATAGCGTGCCTGGGTCAAACCCTATCTGCGCACAGAGGATGCTCAAATCGCCGTTTATGCCCGTTATATGCGGTTCTACACGAAGGTCAACCGAGTTATCGTATATCTTCAGATCTTCCGGGTTGTCCGTTGCCAAGGCTTCCCAGACTTCATCATCCGCGTCGAAATACCGGTCAGGCCGGGAGCCGTTCACGCCAGCGGAAACCTTCATTGAACGTGCCGGTGCAATGATCCTTTTCTTCCCAAGCACAAACTCCCGCTGAAGTGAATCGAACATGATATCAAGGCCGTGAAGCGTATTCAGGGCGGGTGCGTAAATAGACATACCCAGCGGGGAATTATCATCAGCATAATTCGCCCCAAACGGTCGAACGTATTGAAAAAATGCCTGATGCACATCCTCTATGGTTGTATCCGGGGAAAGCAGAGGATAAACCTTGTCCAGCGGATACCACCAACCAAGGATATTCTGCGGTTCGCTTCCCTTGATCGGCTGGCGGTACAGGTCGTTCGTGATCCGGTAAGTTGTTCCGTCCCAGTGATGCCATTCAACAACGGTGTAATAATAACCGTCCCGGGCTTCCCGGCTGACAAAGATGCCGCTTGTTACCTTGCTGTTATCCCATGCTGTCGGTACAAACTGGCTTGCCATCGTATACCCGATTCTGACCTTGCCTTCTCCGAGATCGTTCCCGTTTTCGTCCTTGGGAACCTCGACCCATTCTTTCAATGCACCGCCGCCCAAAGCAAAGGACTTTTCCAACAGGTCACCGAAAGCGGAACCGAAGCGGTTATCCTTCAGCACGTATTGCAGAAATCCGTCCAATGGATCATCATCCGGTGCGCTTGCCATGCTGGCGGTAATGGAACAGCGTTCATTCCAGACATACCGTGCCATCTGTGAACAGGCCATCTTTCCGGCGTTCATTGTCGCCAACGTCCGTGTCTTTCCTTTGGGATCACGAATCGTCTTCACCGGGACTTCATGCCACGCCTTGTAGAAGCCTTTATAGATCGCCTGCCAGACGAAAATAAACAGGGTGTAATACTCCCGGAAAGCTGGTACGCCTTCCAGCTCGAATACATCCTTTTTGAAAACATCCATGCCTTCAGCCATTCGATTCACCCTGTTTCTAAAAAAATCTCTGATTCGCATTGCATCAACTCCAAAGCCCGTAAGCCTTCATGAAGTGGTTGTTTGCGTACCTTGTCTGATCCATGCAGTGGTTATACGCATCCACCGGGTTTCCGTTGCCATCCACGCAGTACAACCCGGCTTCCTTCACGAAAGGTTCCGTGCCGTATCGTTCATCTTCCACAAGGAAGAACCGCCCGTCATTGATTGCGGATTGCAGCATTTCAACGCCGACCTTCAACCCTTTATTGGCTCCCTTCACATCATGCCCGTTGTTGTCGGCTCCGCTGGTCATCAATCCGAACTTTTCAATTTCAAGCCGGAGTGCCTTGCAAGCCGGGTCGATGTAGATATCCGATTCCCGCATCCGGTACTTGTTCCGCATATACGGCAGAAATTCACCGCATATGTGTTTCGCTTGGTCGCTCATCGCCATTTGACCGCCGTTGTAATACCAGTCGCCAACGCAGTACAGTTTCCAGACCTTTTCCCCGAAATACGGATCGCCGAAATACCCAGCAATATAAAAACCGATGCTTGTTGCATCGGTTGTGCCGCCGTCACCGGCCACGAAAGCCTCGACCGGGTGAAGATCATCCGGTAGCTTCGACAGGATGTGCTTGTCTGTGTTGAACATCCAGTAAATAACGCCTTCAGGAATTACCCTTTCCCCTAACCAATCCCGTTTGTACAGGAAAGGAGACTTCTTGCAGGCTGCTTCGATTTCCGCCAGCCTCTCCGGAGTGAGTATAGGGTTATCCTCGCACCGCCAATGGATGAACCGGCAATCCTGAACGTTCAACACGTTCTTGATGCAAGGATCAGCCGGGGAGGGCGGGTTCAGGTCCGCAATATGCCAACGGTCTTTGGCGGCGTATGTTCTGCGGAAACATTCCTGCACCATGCTGTCATGCAACAGATTGATTTCGCAGAAGTACACCGAACCGAGGGACATACCTGTTATTGCCTTGTGGCTGTCTGCCTTGCCGCCGCCCTTCCAGTAAACCTTTTTATCACCGTCTGGGAGATGGATCAGCAGGTGCGCCCCAGAGTCATCATGGCTGGTTCTGCAATGGCCTTTGAAGATATGCAGAAGCCCCATGCCGTCACCGTCCATGATCAACCGGAAAGCCTGTTCTGCGCTGTATGCGGTGACAAGGTGAATGTTATCCCGGCTCATCATCAAGTGAAGCGCATAACGTGCTATTCCTGCCGTTGTCTTGCCGGAACGTGGCGTTCCTTCCAGCCAGTCCAGAACCCGGTCATACGGAAGGTGAAGCAGATAATTTTGCTTCTCGCCCCACTCGATATCATTCATTGCGTTTCTCCTGCATTACATTCCACAGAGAACGGAGAAGCGGGTTTTCGGTTTCTTCCGGTTTCGCCATGTCATCTGTTAAGTCTTTGTAAGCGGCGGTCAGGTCACGGAGCCGCTTTATGTCGGTCAGGTTCCGTCCGGTATAATCCCGGTGTTCCGTTGCGGTCACGGTTTCAAATTCATCGAAAAGCCTGTCAAGAAGCAGTAAACCCTTGCGCTTTATGTCAGCGGCAAGGGTTGCGTTATCTGCTGTCTTTTTTGCGGTTTTCTGTATTACCTTTTCGACCACTTTTTCACCGGCTTGTGTGCGTTCTTCCGTCCACTTGCCCTTACGAGCCCTTTTTTGCATAGTTCCAAACGGAATACCGTACTTATCAGCAAGATCACGTTGCGAGATGCCCCCGGCAACGTATTCCGCTTTTATCCTGTTCCAATCAGGATTTGTTTTGCCAATGGGTATCACCTCCAAACGGAAACAGACGGGATTAACCCGCCTGTCGTTCGCTCCACTTCTTCCGGGCTTTGTGCGGAGTCCTTACAATATCCTCAACGCTCCACCCGTTTTTGTACCGCTGTTTCACCGTTGCCCTGCTCAAGCCGCTATAATCAGCGAGTTCCGCAAGGGTGTATCCTTTGCCATGATATTCAAGAATCACGTTTGACCGCCGGTTGTTCGCCTGTTTCTTTGAATCGACCCACCGGCAGTTATCCGGGGAATAACCCTTGCTGTTGTCGATCCTGTCAATGGTCAGATCTTCCCGGTAGCCGTTTTCCATCGCCCACGCCCTGAACGCCGGGAAGTCGTTTTCCCATTCAGCGCACATGGACAGGTGAGCGTATTCAGGACGCTTCAGCCGCCGTTTGATGATCCAGTACCGTTTCCAGAGCGGATCGTCCCCGTATCCTCTGGCGTTGTTATTGTGCCTGCCGCCTGAACAGTTGGGGCATTTCGCAGAACCTTTCAGAAAACCGTCTGAACGCCAGCTTTCATATCCGCATTTCTGGCAGATCAGATGATAATGCCGTGTCCGTCCTTCCATGTGGCTTTCAAGGATAGTGTGACCTTTCTTCTCTTTCAGGCAATACATTTGTTGCTCCTTTCGTTGCTCGTTCGTTTATATTTCGCATAGAAAAGCCGGGGGCGAGCAACAAACCCCCGGCATCACGCTTGCAATCGTGTCCTATGCACCTCAAACCCTTTCGGGATGAAGTCAGTTTTCTTTCTCCGTTTCTCCTTTGTTCAGCTTGTCCAGCACGATCATTCGCACTAGACCGCTGACAGAGATTCCTTTCCGGTCGGCTATTCGTTTCAGCCGTTCCAGAATTTCCGGGGAGAAAAACACGTTGATCCGCTCGGAGTTGGCTTTCTTTCTGGGAGTCATACAATGCACCGCCTTTCATGTGCATTGTATCACCATATTGTCACCTTGTAAACCCATCACGCTTCAACCGCTTCCTCGATTGTCATTCCTTTAAAAATCACATCGTGTCTAATGTAGATATACGGCCTTTTAATTTTTCCGTACTCAAACATCTGCCAGAACGAACACCAATACGCATCCGCTCTGAATTCTACATCGTCTCTCCACCAAAGGTTTTTGTTTTCGCAAAGATAATCATCAATGCTGTTTGCAATCTTTGCCCGTTCGCTGTTTGCGCTACCAGATATTGCAAAATCAATTACATCGCCTTTTTCTCTGACTAAAAACCTGCTTTCCCTGATCATTTCAAGTACGTGTTCGTTTAAATATGATCCGTTCACATGGTTACCGCCAATAGAAACGTTGTACCCGTTTTCAACTGTATCAAGCGCATCAATCAAGTACATTTCAAGCTGTTCAGCCTGTTCCCGTGAAAGGCTGTTTGTGATTATTTGATGTTCGATGTTTTCCCAACCATATTTTTCAATCGCACGGGCCATTTTCTGCTGATCCTTATATCCTTTGCCATCAGACCAGCGCTTTTCCGGCGCAGTTCTTGTAATGCCGATATAACGCTTCCCGTTTGGGAAAAGGTGACAATATAGCGTGTAATCGTTCACGATAATCTCACCACCTTGACTCATAAGGCTCAATCAGTTTCATAAGCCTGTTATAAGAGCCGGCGATTGCAAGAACAAGGTCGGTATCAATAGACTTCTGGTAAACGTGAAGTGAAACGCCGTCTTTCGTGATCGTGAACTGCCAATGGCGGTATGTGTTGCGCTTCTTTTTCTCTCGGTATCCGTCTGTCAGAACTATGGTTTCTCTGTTCACGTTATGGTATCCGATTCCAAACCCATCAGGCGGCATGAGTAGCACCGTTCCGTCTTTCAGAGTTTGATGCTGGATCACGTTGTCGTATATCTTCCCTGTGTCGTACATGGTGGCACCTCCTTTACATGGTTATTATATCACCATGTTATCACCATGTAAAGGGGAACATATCAGCAGGAATAACGGGCGTTCTTTTCGTATGGTTTCAGATCACCCGGCGGCAGATATACGATCTGCAGTTTTTCCATGCTTTGACCTTCCTTTCGTGACCTTCAAAAATAGCATCAGCCGCCCCGCCATCGTGGAGGTTTATAGCCCCCTGTGCCGATTCCCTTCACCCGGAGGAAGGTCTACCCCGGATGGACACCGTAAATTGTGGACATAAGAAAGCACCGGAAGCCACGCTAACTTCCGGTGCCGTTTGAGGAGGAGAGCCCAATGGTAACTCGCCATATCCTGACGGATATACTATATCACGTTTTGTACTCCGTTTTACTCCGCATTTTTCTTTTCCCCGTCAGCACAGAACCACAATCTGCTGTGCGAATCGCCCGTAATGCCGCAAACAACCGTCCCCGCTCTTCCGTCACATTCACGGTTGTCACAATCCTTGCAACGGACAGTCTCTTGTTGCTCTTTCAGCAGTTCAACAGCGTCCCGCATTGCCATTGTGACGTTTCCCCAACCCGGAAACTGATGGCATTCAATGTCCTCAATCCACCTTATGTTGGTTTCCAGATTGCTAATAGTGGTCTTTCTGTCAATCGTCACACTTCACCACCCATCCTTAATACCATTCCAATTTCTTTCCACAAAATCCGCAATATTCCGGGTGCCAGTAACGATTGATTTCGTTTCCGCATACGCATTTATTGATTTTGCCTTCGGATACTGCTAAAGGCTCCTGCTCTTTCAGCAGTTCAAGTATTTGTACTGCTTCACCGACCGGAATTTCAACAGCGTTAAATTCTTCACTGTCAGATATTATGCGTGTTCTAAATGCTTTGATAACCTTCTCCCTGTTATTCATATTCACACTTCACCTTTTTACACCGTCAGCGCAGAACCAATCAGCAGGACGGATATTTCCTGCACCACCATTCGGATGCTTGCAAAAACCTTTTTCGCTGTACCATTTGCAATCCTTGCAACGGACAGTCTCTGGTTGCTCTTTCAGCAGTTCCAGTGCGGCTTTCGCTGTCTCCTGAACTTCGCTATCGCTGTGCCAGATGGGCCAATCGTCCTGAGTAAGCCCTTCTATCCAGCTCATCACGGTTTTTCTGTCTGTCATTCTAACTTCACCTCATGTCTGTTAATCGTTTCCATTTATGTAATAATTCAGATTGTTTTGAGCAACAGCCAAATCATGCTCCAACTGTTTGATCTGTTCTTCCTGCTCTTTCAGCAGAGCAATTATATCCGTATACATCTCATGCAGATCGCCATCATCCTGCACCAATTCACAATCGGCACAATTTCTGTCGCAGTCATCATGCGATCCACGAAGCATACATTCGTGTTCAATTTTAAGCAATTCGAGCATTCTTTGGATTGTCATTCCAACTTCACCGACCTTCCTAATGCCATTTTCTCCACCAATCAACAACAAGCGCTATGCATCCACTTATCCCAACAACAACCATGGCAACGATGCAGCACGGGTCATTCATCATCCGTGTTAATACGCTATCAGGCATTCCCACTTCACCGGCCCTCCTACTTGTCTTTGTTTATATTGATAATTTCCCGTATATTACTCATTTGCTTTTGTCCTTTATGATTAAAATCATAGCAACAACTGAGATAACAAATAAAACAGTTATTATTATTTGAATCGTAGTCATTTACACTTCACCGCCTTATGTAGCTGGCATCATGCCACTTTGCAATATATCCTGATCACCGTATTCCAGCAGTCTGAGTTTCTCCTTAAGCTCATTGATTGTTTGTTCCTGCTCTTTCAGCATGCAGTGTGCTTTCCGCATAATATACGCATAGAAACGAATGTCACGATTTGTTATATTTGTTCGGTCACGCATGTTGTTTCCACAATAACCAAGTTCTGCAACAATGTCTCGTGCATGCCAACGCTTTTCGTCTTCTGCAAGCATCTCTTCCGTAAATTTCATTCCCACTTCACCGCCTTTATGAATATTGCCATTGCCATGCATTCGGTTCATTCATAGCATCATCTTCAGCTTTAACAACAGGTTTCCAGCGACTGATAAAAGCGGAATAAGCAGTTTTTGTGTATTCTTTCGGAAGGTCTTCACACACCCGCTTAGCTAAATACTTAGCGTACTCTTCTTGTCTTTGCGTAGGAGTATCACTCATTCCACTTTGCCGCCCTTTCGCATGGCTGTACCTCATCGCACCGCCCGCCGTGATACTCGCACATTGGCACAAAAAGCCCTTTAAATTCCGGCATGACCTTTTCCGCAAGCTTGCACATCCTTTGCACAACCTCACGGGTTTCCGGGCTTGCTTTCATGCATAGCCTTTTATTAGCCAGGTTCAGAAGGGCTTCCGCATTGATCGTCACCCGCATGGTTACCGGGGTATCCTGCGGGGCTTTTGTGCGGTCATATTCGTTCTGCCGGTCATTCCGCTGGCTCTGGACATAGGGCTGGAATCCTACATGATGCCGAACCAGATGAACGGAAACCCAGTATGGAATATCCCGGATGACGTATGAAAACCGCAATTCCCGGATAGGGCTGTGCCGGGCAGTCAGAAGTTTCCGAACGAACTCTGATGTTGGCATTGTTTTTGCTTCTTTCCCCATCGTGCCAACGGTACATTCCTTCATCCACATCAGATCGTCCTGCGACGGATACTTTCGCAATTCAATAACCATATTAGCCCTTCTTTCATGTTTTTTTGCCTGTTCTCGCCGCTTCTGCCGGTTTCCCGGTAAATTCACCCGGCCTGATCTTCCGCAGGCTTCTATGCCTGTTTAAACAGCTTTGGCAGCTATTGGATTCTGATCAAGCCATTTATTGATTTCAATCAACGCCCTTCCGTGAAGGACATACATCTGGGTTTCTTCATAGTGAATCTTTTCTTTGATATCACGGAAGCCCATTCCGGCTACATACCGCATAGTCAGGATTTCTTTCTGCCGTTCATCCGTTAGGGAATCAATAGCGGAAAGGATATCCCGCAAAGCCGCTTCTGCTTCGGCCTTATACTGATATAAGGTTTTACAGGCATCGACAGCGTTGCAAACATCCCTTGCCATCGGATCGTGTTCAGCCGGGGAAGAAAGCACCTTCACTTCCTTCAGAGAAACGCCTGTATTAAAGGCTCTTTCCATCGCCTGACTAATCGCAAGGGAAAGCGCATCCACACGCCCGGAAATGGCAATATACCGCCTTAAAAACGCCTTTGCGGGGTTATCCTTCCGCTTGATCATTTTTCCGCTCCTTCCAGCCGCTTTTTCCAACGGTCCAGCTTCATCGTTTTATAATCCCGGATGACCTCCAGATTTATCGAAAGCTGATCCAGATACAGTTCCACGTCCCCGATTTCTTCCAGAAACTGTTCATACTGGTTATCCGGGTCTGCCGGTGTCGGGTTCGTCCAGTCATAGCACCGGCGAAGTTTCAAAGCGGCTTGCGCCAGTTCGCAACATTCTTCCGCAAGCCCCGCCAGCAGTTCGCATACCGGGATTTTCTCCCTGATTATATCCTTCTCCATCATCAGTTCCCCAACGGCAGATCGTCCGTTTCAACAGGCGTGAATCCGCTTTCATCCGTTCCGGAATTGCTTTCCGCTTCCCCCTTCGAGGAAAGGAACTCAACGTCATTCGCTATAACTTCAAGGCTTGCTCCCGGCTTTCCATCCTGCGTACTGTAAGCGTGGGCCGTAACCGATCCAACCACACTTACCTTGCGCCCCTTCGCCAGATACTTCTGGCAGTTTTCGCCAAGCTGATTCCAGGCAGATACCCGGAAGAAATCCGCTTCCGTCTGGCCTTGAACTTTCTTCCGGCGGTTTACCGCCACTGTGAAGGAACAGACCGTGCTTCCGCTTGTCGTTGTCCTGGTTTCCGGGTCACGGGTCAGGTTTCCGATAATGTGCAGTGCGTTCATTTGTTATACCTCCTTAATTCTTATGCCATGTACTTTCAGCATCAGTTTTCGTTTGATAATATATTCCCGGGTTCTGGTTGCTTCGCTCTTTACATCTTCAACCACAATCTTCCCGTCTCTGGTCAGATACATGAAATCCGCCTTGTATGTGACCGCCCTTTCCAACAGCTTCCCGTTTTCGTCCTTCTGTTCCGGGATCAACACAAACGGGAATTGCATCCGAAGGTTCCTGATCAGCCCCGCCCGTTCCATCAACCGCAGTTCCTGATACCTCCGTGCTTCCTTATGGCTGTCAAACGTCATTCCATCTAGTTCCAATTTTCTTGCATGATACTTGTTCATTCATCTTCCCCTTCCGGCGGTTTAATACCTTTCCATCGGCTTCCTCGAAACCGGCTGTGATCAATTTCCCTTTGTTCGCATCCTATCCAGTAAAATATCCTTCCGTCTTTATTAACATTTGCAACAATTGGGAACCCATTATGCCCTACATCGCACCATACAAGAATAGTCGTTCTAACCGGAGGCATCGTCTTTATCGTGAACCGGTTCCATCCGTTTTTATCCTGCATTCTCATCCCCCCTTATATGCAGACGGCTTCAAAAGCCCTGTCCGGATATGCCTTCTGAAAGTTCCTCATAGCTTTCGCCGCTTCTTCCAGATTGTCATACAATCCGACATTCTGAAAACTTGGGCTTTCGTTCCCGTTCGCCAGCATATACCGGAACCGAATTTTTCCCTGAGTAAACTTGCAACATAGGATACAGAACTTCCCCCGGTTTCCACGCTTCAACTGGCTATTCACGGCGGTTGCGGAAAGGTTAATCCGGGAACTTCCTTGAAGTGTCCGGATACCCTTGAAAAACTGTTCCCGGAAAAGGTCAATCCCGTTAATGGATTCGTTTAGCGCAACCGCCTTTTTTTCCGCTTCCTTTTCGGCCTTGGCCTTTTCAATCTTTTCTTTCGCACGTTTCGTATATACCGCCAGCCTTTCCTTGTAGGCTTCCGCTTTTCCGGCCTTTTCAAGCGTGTCTATCATTTCGGTAATATATTCATCCATCTTTCCGTTTTCCCGGCTTTCAAACAGGTCTTTCGCCCCGGCAAACTCCGTTTTGACTTCATCCGCAAAGCTTTTCCCGCCGGTTAAATCCAGATAATCCTGTATCGGGGTCAGCCGGATATTTTCCGGAATCGGGATGCTGTTCAGATAATCAATTCGTTTTCGGATATCCTTAATCAGTCCGACAATCGCCGCCTTTTCTTCCGGTTCCGGCTTCCTGCGCATAAGTGAAGCACTAACCGCCTTGATTAAATCCCTCTGTTTAAAAAGGGAATGCGTGATCCGCTCAAAGTTATTGCATACCCAATATAAATCTTGAATATTCAGCCGCCGGATAACGTTCTTTGTAAAGATCAATTCCGTCATGCAAAGGTTTTCCGCCTTTTTCGCTTCCCGAAGTTCGATATATAGTTTCAGTTCATCCGGGGTCAGGTTCCGCAGATTCCCGCCCTGTTTCGCTTTCCGTATATATTCATGAAGCGCAAAATCCTTTGATGATAGGTATAAACTCATTCTGGCCCTCCTTATGCCGTCAGACGGAAGTTGTTTTCCAGCTTCCGTTCGATAGTCAGCCGATACCCCTTTGACCGTTCATATACCCGGGAAAACACCCCTTCATCAGCCGGCAGAAGCTGGTTTATCAGATCCCATTCGGATGAAATGATTGTCGGTTTATTCTGGATATACCGGGCGTTGAGGATCGTGAAAGCAATCTTGATATCAGCTTCCGAAAAAACGGGGTTTGGGGAATACTTCTGCTTCAGAAGATCGTCAATGTACAGAACCGAAACATTGATATAATCCGCAACCTCATCATCAAAATCTTCATCATTTACAACGGCCTTCAGCTTCCGGGAAACGTCCAGCCATTGCATATACCGAACCCCGATATTATTTTTCAGAAGTTCGCCGCAGACCGCCGTGCAGATATGTGTTTTTCCGCTTCCCGGGTTCCCACCGATATAAAGCCACGGCCTGCGTGGGCTTTTCGGATTTCCCAGAAGGTCGGAAAGATATCTTTCTGCGGTTTCCTTAATCTTCCGCTGAACTTCCGTCCGAATCTGGAAGCTGTCAAAGGTTTGTGTGTCTAAAGCTTCCGCAAGGCCGCTTTTCCGCATCCGTTCTTCCGCTTCCCGGGCAATGCGGCAGGAACACTTCGCAACGGTATGATTTCCCATATCCAGCCAGCCGGTATCCTGGCACTTTTCGCATTTATACGCTTTCGGCATCGAGGAAACTGTATGCTGACCGTATTTTTCCATCAGGTGCTTGACTACATCTTCCATATTCTGCATCGCCCGTCCCCCCTTTCACTTCATCTTCCCATCTCCGCTGATTGATCCATGTAGCCGGATGCGGAATAAATCTTCCGTTTTCTTCCTTCCACTGAGCCGTTCCCTTGAACCGTTCGATTGCTTCCAGCATCGTCTGTAAAAGAGCTTCATCCGGGTTCAGCTTTTCAAAAGCCCTTTTTGCCGTCTGCTTCGCTTCCTTCCGGGGGTATGATTCCCAGAATCGGTCGAAATAGATATCTCTTCTCTCTTCTTTCTTCTTTCTTCTTTCTTCTTTCTTGCGGATTTCGCTTTCTTCCGGTTCGTTTCGGTTTGTTTCGGTTATTTCCGGTTTATTTCGGTTTTCTTCGGTTTCTTCCGGTTCTCTGTTCATAACCGGTCTGCCGCCACGGGAACCATTGGAAACCTTGGTATCATAGGCTTTGATATCTTCATCCATCTGTACCCGGAAAACCGGGAAGAGGAATCTTTCATTGCCTGTCATCTGGGGAACCGTCCCGTCCTTAGAGTATCGGAGCATAGCCAGAAGCAGACGGCCTTTTTCATCATCCGTCAGTTCTTTTGTCTTTTCCTCAAAGTCAAAATACACTTTCAGATGTGACCGCATGATTCCGCCCCCCTTTCGTATCTCATATAGCGCACAGGCTCCCCATAGCGGTTCTTGCCCTCTGTCGGAATCTTTTTGAAGTCATATCCCCGCCGGATCAGTTCCGAAATCCTGGTGGACAGCTTCGTGATCCCAAGCTCACTAAACGCTTGCATAGGGGAAATGCTCCCGTGAACGTCCAGATACTCCAGAATAGCTTTATGTTGATTCATGTTAGCCCTCCCATTAACCAAGATAATTCTTCCGAATAAGCGTCATCCATTCATCCCGTGAATGATCCTTTTCAAAACACCTTTGAGCTTCCTGTTTGAGCTTCAGGTTCTTTTCCTTGTCATACTGTGCACCGGCCTTTCCCGTGTGGCATCTGTGGCAGAGATAAACCCAAAGCCCGTATTTTTCGGATATCGGCCTGTTCGCAACCCCGCCGAAAACGTGGTGCCGTTCAAGCTCGTTAATCCTTCCGCAGAAGTAACAGGCCTTCACTTTCTGGATGATGCTTTTCCCCATTGTTCCAACAGCCTTTCTTGCTCCTTCGTTGAAAGCGGGATCGGGATTTCCATCTGTTCCGCCTGATCAACCAGCCAATCCAGAAGCACCCGCATTTCCTCAACCGTATAAGTAGAACTCCCATAGTACAGGTGGATCAGTTTCCGCCCCATCCCGGCCCGGTCTACGACTTCTGCAAACCATCCGACACCGTGAGAACTCCACCTCTGCATGATGGTATCCAGATCCCATTCAACCACCGTCACCGGGGTATAAACCCCAACCGCCTTGATAGCTCTCCGGTAAACATCTTCCTTGCTGATCGGCGGCGTAATGGCCTTCCCGATATCCGAACATAAAGCCCAGCAAAAGGCGTTAGCGTCCCGGCTTCTGGCCTTGCTGGCTTCCTTGATCTCTACGTTCAGGAGTTTTTCCCGGAGCTTGTCGAACAGCTTTGCGGGGTTTTCTGGGGTGGTGAAGGATACCACCCATTCACCACCCCGAAGCGGGATTATTTCCCGGAATCTGGCTTTCATTTCTTGATCTCAACCCCCGTGGGTGTGAACTTCTCATACATCATCTTGATCAAGTCTTCTGCTTCTTCCATCGTGAATTCTTCAAGTGCTTTATCAGGGACAAGTCCGGCTTCAATCAGAGCCTTTTTCTGATCCGCAAATAACTTGTTATTCTGGCTTGCTGAAATATTCCTGGCTTCCCGAAGGTTTTTCATTTCCTTAATCAGAAACGCCTTGACCGGGGTGATCTCCGGCGGCTTCTCAGCCATGACCGGAGGAACTGTCCCGCCTTCCGTTTTCTGGATCTCTACCTTCTGGCTGGAATCCCGTTTTATCGGCTGTTTTTGCCCTCTCTCAGCCTGTCCGGGGTTCTGCTTGGGATTTTCTTCCTGCATCTGCTTCTGCGCCGTAATGGCGTTTACAAGCTCTTCAGCGGAGCATATCCCGCCGCCGTTCAGCCCCAGCCCGATCATACCCAACGCCCGGCCTACTGCGGAGGTTTCGCAGTTCTCAATGTGGGAAGTGCCGTTGACCATGCCCTTTCCCTGTACTTCCTTCGCCGTCCCGGAACCCAGAACAACCCGGCTTCCGTCCTCCCGGTAATACCCGGCTTCCGCCTTCATGATCACAATCGTTCCGTCATCGGAAAGGTTAAGTATGCTGGTAGTGATAAATCCCTCCGGGAACAGCTTCCGAAAAGCCGTCACCCGCTCCGGAACCATGGCATAATCTTTACCCTTCAGGTCAAGCATCTTTATTTCGCTGTTGACCTTATCAATATCTGCATACTTCATTGTTAGCCCTCCTCTTTCTTATTTCTCAATCGTGAACGCCTTTTCACGTTCAATCACCCGGATACCAGGAATCGGATTCCCGTCTTCATCTGCGGCGGTTTCACCCGCAACTGTCAAAACCTTCTTCAACCCAGACCAATCAAGCTCTTCTTTGATCTTGACGAACTTCTGCCCGTTGTTTTCCTTCAGGAATTTGATGATCTGCTTGTCATCCCGCTGGTATTCCGGTTCCTGATCCTTCAGAACCAGTTTCCCAGAGGGAAGGGGATACTTTTCCTGTGTGGCGGTCTTCTTATGCGGAACAGAATCAAAGTACATCCGCAACCGTGCCCGGTTCTGCTCGATGATCAGATCACAAGATGCGTTGACCTCTTCCAGCTTCTCTTTATAGTAGCCCTTCCAGAAAGCCTTGGTTTCTTCTGCGTCCCGGATGGCTTTCACCAGCTTGTCCGCTTCCATGTCACCCTCAACCGGGGCAAGCTCCATCAATTCCTCAACCTCGACCGCCTGTCTAACTTCGCTCATTTTTTCCTCCTTGCGCTATGCGTCTATTTGTGATAGAATACCTGTGAAAGTTGTTGTTAGCCCTTCAATTTTCATCCCGTGCTTTATGAGACCTTGAGTCCGGCACGGGCTTTTCATTTTCCCGGATAAATCGGCTGATTATATCCGGTAACCGTGAAAACATCAGGCCAGTTCCTCCGCTCTTCCCGCTCTCTTTTCCATCTGCGGAAACGGTCTGCAATCGTCAACCGCTGACCGATCCGCTTAGCGGTCATGGGGCTGTAGCAATAACGGCTCTTCATTCTCTTTCCCCCCTTTCATAATGGTTTTTCAGAACTTCCAAGGCATTTGCCAGACTGTTGAAATCATCCAGAAATGACTGAACCTTATCAGCCATCGGCAGCTCGTCCAGCTTTGAAACCGCATCGGCTATCCAATCAAGGCCGCTGTCAATATCGTTCAAGGCCGCTTGCAGACATTCAGCGGCATCCTTCATTTCACGTTCTGCCGGGTCGGGTTCATTAATCCGTTCCCATTCAGCCGCCGCATCCGCTTCCCACATGGCCTGTACCTGCCAGCCGTTCATCAGTATTCCTCCTTTCGCAAGTCGATGAAGATCGACAGCGGCTTGTCGTAATCCGCACCGCCGTAACTTAGTGCGTTATCACACCGGAGATAATCCTTAGATACTGAAACATTCAGCCAGTCGCCGTTCTTGTTGTAGGCCAGGTAGGTGTTACGGATATCATACAGATCTCTGATAATCCGTTCTTCCGCTTCTTTCCGTGTCATTGTTAGCCCCTCTTTCTGGGGACGATCACCCGCCCCCGGTCTTTTGTTGTTCTGATTCTCTGCGCCCGCTCCCGGCTGGCTCCGCTGGGCATCCGTTCCCGATCTTTTTCCCATTCCGCAACAGCCCACCCCGGGGCGGTCAGCGGATTTTCATAATGGAACATCTGCCGAAGATATTTCCGGGCTGTCGGGCTTGAACAGCCGTACCTCTCCCGGATATCCTTCACCGTGACCAGCCTTTCCATTTAGGCTACCTCCCAGATTTCTTCCACAGGCATTCCCAGAGCCTTTGCAATCTTCACCAGCGTTGCGTAGCTCCCCCGGCGGTTTCCCCGCTCAATGTCGGAAAGATACGGAGCGGATATCCCGGCCTTCATCGAAAGCTCCGCAAGCGTCATGCCCTTTCGTTCCCGAACGGCTCTGATCTTCAGCCCGTTTTTGTATCTCACCCTTTGCCCTCCTTTCTATTCGCCGGTAGCTAATCGGCGTTCGTTTATCTTATTATATGCTAAAATTAGCGAATTGTAAAGCACCAATTTACAAAAAGCTACGCTAATTTTCTTTTCTTTCGGCTAATAATATGCTAAAGTTAGCTTAAAAGGAGGGATAACATGAATATAGTCAAAGAGCTTAGAGAAAGAGCTGGGATGCAACAGAAGGAGCTTGCTATACTTGTGGGAGTATCCCGACCAACGGTCAGCGAGTGGGAGCACGGAAAGAAAGACCCATCCGGGGAAAGGCTCCGGAAGCTGTCGCAGATCTTCAATGTAGACATAGGAACAATTTTAGGATACGGGCCAGCCATTATTCCCATCCAGCGGAACGCAGTTCCGATTGTAGGGGAAATAGCCTGTGGAACCCCAACAGAAGCCATCCAGACTATAGAAGGTTATACAGATATCCCGGAAAGCATCCGGGCGGACTTCGCCTTGCGCTGCAAGGGTGATTCGATGGATCCAACATTCCGGGACGGTGATCTGGTTCTGATCCGCACCCAGCCAGATGTGGAAAACGGACAGATTGCCGCCGTCAACATAAACGGAGAAACCACCCTCAAACACGTATACCACCAGCCGGATGGATTATTGCTCGTTGCCGACAACCCGTCATATTCGCCCATATACGCCCACGCAGATTCGGACGGGGAAATTATCATCCATGGACTTGCTATCGGTTATACCCGCCTTTTTTAAAGAAAGAAGGGGTGTTATGAAAAGGGTTGCTGTTATCGTCGCCGCCGCCATAATTGCTACAACCGCCCCGGCCTGCGCCGAATCTGACCTTGAATTCCGGATCGCCGATCATAACCAGTATTGCTATCTGACTTCCGCAAAGGAAATCACCGGAAACCCTGAAGCAGACGAAGGGGAAAAGGAAACGCACTTTACATTCAGGGTGACAGAAAACGTCCATTGTGTCTTCACCGTACGGGATGGTTCCGTCACTACCTTTTCGTGCGTATGCCTTTCTGATTCAGAAACAGACGAATTTCTTGCACAGTGCGTAACAGGATGTTATACTTTCTGCGGACCTGAAACCGGAACGACCAGTTATGACCCGATCCTATACCGCTTCCTGCTTGCCCGGGGCGGTCATGAAAAGGAAAATGATTCATCTATCCCCGGGGTTGTCTTTTCTTTGGGGAAAGCTTCCTTTGGGTATTACTTTATCCTGACGAAAGCGGGGTAATTCATGCCACGCAAGAAGAAAGAACGGCTGAAAGTTCGGAAAGATGGGCGGTATAAATGCAAGTATCACGGCATCCAGTTCTATGGGGAAACCCCGGAAGCCGCCTTTGCAGCCCGTGATGAATATATCCGGAATCAGGAAAAGGGGTTTCAGCGGCAGACCGTCACGGAATACGCCTTGCCCTGGCTAAAACGGACATTCCCTGATGTTGCTGATTCGACATATACCGGCCTTGCCATCCACCTTCAACACCTGATTGACGAAATCGGGGATAAACAGATTGATTCCGTTGTCCCTTCCGACATTAAACAGGTGTATTCCGTCCAGTATAAAGGCCGGTCTAATTCCTATCTGAAAGCGGCAAAACAGCTTTTCTCGTCCCTTTTCGATTCAGCTGTTGCGGATGGCCTGTGCCGATCTAACCCAGCCCGGGATAAGACAGCGAAACCGCAGAAGGGAGCCAAGCCGAAAGAACGGACGCTGACCAAGCAACAGCGGGAATGGATCGAAACCCTCTGCACGGATCATCGGGCGTGGCCTGCGGTCATGACGATGTTATATGCGGGTGTCCGTCCGCAGGAAATGAAAGCAATCAATATTGACCGGGACGTGGATTTTCAGAACGACATCCTCACCGTCCGGGAAACCGCCCATATTGACCCGGATAATGCGCAGAAATACGCCTATACAGGTGAGGGAAAAACAGAATGGAGTAATAGACAGATACCTCTTTTCCCTCCGTTAAAACAGGCATTAAAGGGGAAACACGGGTATCTGATAACGTCAGCCCACGGGGAACGGGTAACCATCCAGACATGGAAAACGGCATGGGAATCCTATTGTTTCTGTATGGAAACCGCCATAAACGGAATCCAGAAACGCTGGTATGGCCGGACGAAGGAACACAAAAAAATTCTGGAAGCCGGTGGAAAGCTTCCAGAATGGATTCCGTTTGATATCGTCCCTTATACCTTGCGCCATGCGTTCTGTGTTATGTGCCGGGACTCCGGCGTTGAAATGAATACTTGCCGCCGCTGGATGGGCCACGCAGATGCAAAGATGATCCTCAAAGTGTATGACAGCGTTTCGGAAGATCGTTCCGAACAGGAGCGGGAAAAGGTCGAAAAACGGCTGATTGGGGTTCAAAATGGGGTTCAGAAATAAATTATACATTGTATAACAATTGACGGATAAAGGATTATACATTGTCCAATATTACGCCTGTTAACCGAAGGGTTGTAGGTTCGAGCCCTACCTGGGGAGCCACAAGAAGCCCGGAGAATAAACGCTCCGGGCTTTTTGCTATCCTTCCGGAAGAAGGAAAAAACAGAAAAAAAGAACCCCGTTTGGGGTTCAACCGGGGTTCAGCGGTTCATGTCCTTCCGGATCAGGTCTTTGATATACTGGGTGATGTTCTCTTGGCTTTCCAGATACCAGAAAAGTTCTTCATCTTCCGGCTGAGTCATGTTAAATGGGATTTCCTTCCTCCGGATGTTCTTCCGGGCATATTCCATATCATACTGGGCTTTTCGTTCCTTTTTATCCAATAAATTCCCCTCCTGATTCCAAGTGTATCATATATCGCAATTAACTTGCAATGCCCGATTATGCCGGGGATATTACCCCATCATACACTCATACATTTTTTTGATATGGTCGATAGTTTCATCAATAGTGTGTGCCATTTTTACTTTATTACACCATTCACAACATGGAACACAATTTGATGATACATAACCCTTCATGTTATCAACACGATCAATGCCGTTGTAAGGTTTGCCATATTCGCCACAATATCTGCATTTATCGGATACTAACTTTGCAAAATCTTCTTTTGAAATATTGAATTCAATATTTCTCTGTTTTGCGTTTCGTTTGTACGATCTATATCTACCGTTTAAGGAATTCTCTCGCATCCGTTCACATGATTTACAACTTGATCCAAATCCGCTCTTGCGTAAAGAATTTTTTCTAAAATCGCATACAGGAAGGAATTTTTTGCAAGTTGAGCACCATAAAAATTCTTTTTCTGTCATATTGTTCCCTTTCTCCCGGGGAAAAGCTGCCCAGGCTCGGCTTAATGTTTCTTCATGAAGTAATAGTATTCGCCAAGCTGACCAAGGTCTTTATCAATGGCGTAGCACTTCGCAATATGCTTGATTGCCGCTTGCGGAGTTTCAAATGTCTGGTTGACACAATTATCCCGACCGCTGGAAAGGTGCCTGCAATACACGTACCACATATCAATCTCCTTTATTCGCTTGCTTCCATGCAATTTCTTCCCAATGCTCCATATTCAGCTTTTTTCTCGTTGCGTCATTCCTGCGTTTGAGATTCGCTCTATTCCTACCGTGAAACTTATAATCAGGTGTAAACGGCACGCCGATCCGAACAAGGTTTTCTTCCGCAAGAATCAGCCCGGTTCTTATATCGTCCAGATCGCAAATAGAATAGCCGTTGTTTTCGTCCCGGCTGCAATCCGGGTAACCAACTGCTTCAAGCCACATTACACCGTAATGACCATTCACCCGGATATGCCGCCATGAGCAAGCAACAACGGCAAGCACATCTGTTTGGTAGATGTTCAGGAACGAACTCTTATATTTATAATAATCTTCATCAGCCCATCCTTTATACGTCTGCCACATCCAGCCATTATCTCCGAGCATATGCAGGAAATTAGGTTCCTTTTGCTTTTTCATAACAATTCTTCCTTCATCAATTCATACCCGAACTGCCCGACCGTTCGTTTCAGCCCCTCATACCCATGCACAAAAATGCTGTTTTTCTTCTTCGCGTCCCGGATCACGCAGTTCCCGTTTTCGTACTTCTCATAGACAAAAGCATGACCGTTCAGCAGGAAGCCGTTTCCGGGGAAAAGCTGGGTTAGCTTGCCGTTATTCATGGTTATCTGCATCGGAATCCTCCTCGTCATCGTAGTTGTTATAAATACATTTGCCATCCAACACAACTTTTACGCAATCATATTGTTTACTTCCAAGCGTAACAAGCATACAATCCAACTCCGGTGTTAAATCGTGTTCGTCTTGTTCAATTTCATATCTTTTACCTGTCCACCCTTTGTATTTGTAATTATACTTTGCGTGTACGCAATCCCCAAACGGTACAACTGAAAATGGTTTCCCATCAATAAATTCTATTCCACCACTATTATCACCATAAGCAAAAAGGCAGCAACAACCAAAGTCCTTCGCATAACTTGTATGACACGTTTGGCAATATTCTTCATTATGACACTCGCAGAATCCTTCCCTATAAACAATCTGAATATCAGCCATATTCTTTCCTTTCTGCCGGGTTATAACGCCACCCGGCGGGGCGGGTCTGTCAGCCGTAAATATCCTTCAGTAATTTGCTGCACACTGCGGATTTGACTGCATCGAAATACTTCTGGTCAGTGAACAGTTTGTAATATCCGATAAAATTAACGAACGTTTTCTTTTCTTCATCGGTGAAGCAGGACAAGATCGCTTCTCTTTCAATATCGCTGCCGTGAAGATAACGGCTCGCAACGGCGAATGCCTGTTCTGTCTGCGTCATGCCTCCTTCCCCCTTTCCTTCCATTCCTTTAGCTTCCGTTCGTTCTCCTGCTCGATCTGGATATGAATCCGGATCTTCTCCTTCATCGTCATTTGTTAGCCCTCCGATTTCTTTAATGTGGTGGAAGCTTCTCGGTGATGTTATCCAAGTCGCTTTTCCGGGCTTCCCGGTTCGCTTTGAAGTCGTGACCTGCTTGGTTTTCCCTCCTGCCATCCTACCGTATCCATTGGATCACTCGGACGCTATTGGGCGTGAACCCGTCCCTGACTTCCACCGTCCCGGTTCCCCGGGAACATCTTTATTATACTATGTAAATAGTATTCTGTAAAGCATTTTTATGAAAAAAAGCTAATTTTTTTGAAAAACCGGAAAGATGGCTAAAAATAAAGAAAACCCCGGGTTTCCCCGGGGCGGTTTGCGTTGGATTGCGTTAAACAATCATTGAATTGCGTTGGAATATTTGCACCCGTGCAACGTTTTTAATCAATAATCTTGCACCAGTGCAAGTCCGTGTGAATAATAATTATTTGTTTTCCAGTTTCCGGAAAGTAACTTCATATGCGCCCATTGCCGCCAGAGCAATAATCACCGCATTGACCGCCGTCAGAATCCCGTTCTGTACTGTAAGACCGGATGTAAATAGTGTGGCCAGAAGCAGGATAACCAGCGAAATAAAATAGACAACGATTCGTGTCGGGATCTTCCAGATCCGGTCAAGGGGAAGCTTCAGCATCTGAACGATTAGCACCGTTGCCACGGTAGCTCCGGCGATGGTTGCCAGATATTCCCAAGTGAAAGGTTCCGTGGGAAGCTCACCTTCAGCAAGAGCCACTGATCCGATCAGAAGAATGGTCGTAATCAGAACCAGACAGCAAAGTAACTTTTTCATTTTGTATCCTCCTTTTTCATCAGTCTGATCTTGTTCCTTCCAGCGCATCAATCCGGTGGGTATTACTCTGCGCCCTGGCTTCCACCCGGGCAAGCCGCTCCCCATGATCACCGATGGTATCCCGCATCGTGCGCATTTCAACCCGGATATCGTCCACGCCGGTTATCAGGCTATCCAGCTTTGTCTGGATGATAGCATTAGCCGCCGCATCCGTCCGTGTATCCTTCCGGCTGGAAAGGATTAACCCACCAAGGGAAACGAGTAATGCACCGATGCTGATAATGATTCCTGGTTCCATTTCCTTCACCCCCTAACACCCAACAGATTCCCGATCATGTCATAAATCCGTTCAAGTTCTTTCCGGCTTACAAGTACCATCCCATCCGGGGCGGGAGTTGGGTCTGTATCTTCACCGGGAACGTATTCCCCGAAGATCAGGAACTGCGTCATGATATACCCGGCTTTGCCCTTCCATTTACACGAACACCATTCAGATCCTTTTTCCGTGACTTCTACCCGTTCACCAACGGGTATCTGATCCACCAAGGCCGCAGACGTGCTGGGTTTCTTCCGGAAGTTGACAGGATTTCCGTTATCTGAATAAACTGTTGCAGCCATCGTTTCCCCTCCCGGTTTATCACCGTGAATAATGCTGTCTATCGGTTCGCCATAGCTGATAGCACTCCACAGGCCAACCCGATTCCAGCCGCCTTTGATCGTCTTTCCGGCAAATTTACTTGTGGCAACCGCTCCACGGGAACTGCTGGAATGAATAGCCCCGTCCCCGAAGTTGTACCCGATGGCAATAGAATCCCCTTCCGCAGTGGCCAGCGCAACCATTTCATCCCCGGTCATAGCCGTATAGATTCCGATATGGGAAGCGTTTCCGATCCCGTCCCGGCGATATTTCTCCGGTTCCTTTCCGTCATGCTCCAGAATGAATAGGAAAGCCCCTTCCGGAATCCTTCCGAACTTGTCCTTGCATTCTTCCGGATCTCCAGCCCATCCATTTTCCATAATAAAACGATACCAGGCATTACTTCCGGAAAGGTCTTTCCGCAGGCCGATATCGGAAAGGCATCTTTCCACGAAAGCCTGACAATCCATCACGGAATATTTCACGCCAAGATAAGGACACCCAGCCCGTGCAAGTTCCGATCCTTTAGGCATTTAATCACCCCACAAAAAATAGGGGAGCCGGTTTCCTTTTCCGGCTTCCCATTTTGGTTCTGACTTAAAGTAAGATTTAAGCTACATTTTCGGCTAACGTCCGAAGCGAAACAGCATTACCAAGCTGTGTATAGCAATTAAGCAACTTAATCGTATCTGTGTTGCCGTCTTCATTAAATGTCGTGATTGGGTTCCCGCTTGTATCATAAGGATGCGCTACCGCATTGCTTCTGAAATAGCAGGTATTAAACATATAGAATATCCGTCCGGTATAAATGATCAAGTCAACGGAATTTCCGAAATTAGTATTCGTGATCATTACATGGCTCCCGCCACGGAAATAGATCTTTCCGTAAAAGATCTGCATTCCGTCAAACACAAATCCGGAATCAATCGTCTTGTAGAAGATAGCATACCCATGATTCAGATTAGAACCACGCCCGCTATGGTTAATAACACAGCATGAAAGCGTCCCATGTCCACCATTTTTAACGGTTGCCGTTGTTCCATTATATTTGACGGCTTTATTCTCATCACCATTTGTATAGAATCCGATTTCATTGGAGCTAAACCCGCAATTTGCGAACGTGTTGTTTCCACCGTTGTTGATTACACCATATCGGCAATCCGTGCAATTCACATTCGTAAAACGATTGAATTCGCTCCAATAACTGATATTGATACCGGCTCCACAGTTCCAGATTTGACAGTCACTCGCATTGATTCCGGCGTTCGTTTCATATCCGGTCATTTCGCAGGTAATGCCCCCGCCAGTAAATCCGTTGATATAGCATTTTGAAACAGTCCCACGATAATGGTTGTTTGCCGAAGAATCAGATTCTGTAGCTTCACCGAGCCACAGAATGCCGTGGCGGGTTCCTATTGTGATGCTTTCAACATCCGAATAAGATGTGTCAATCTCCGCTGTCCCACCTATAATCGAACAATCCTGCACCGTACAGTTAGAACCCATTTTGATGGCAGCTCCGCTTGCCACGCTATCAAGCAGGATAATCCTCGTTGCCGATCCTGACCCGATGATGGAAGACCCGTCAGGCATCTCAACGCCGCTGACATAAAAATCTCCCTTATCCAACCGGCATACACCGCTGTTCAGAAGACCCCGTATTTCAGCGGATCTGTCTTGCTGATCGTTTGTGGACATCAGACTGCTATTTGACAGCACACGCCATACCTGAGTCTTATAACGATAATAAATATTAAAAGAGTCCGCACGAAAATAGAATTGCCAGAAGTTTGTAGGTGAGGTGGTATAAAGGACAATCAGTTTTCCGGGAGCGGTAACAGGCATATTTGAGATTGTTCCTGCCGTGGCATTATTTAATACGTGATAGTTTCCAGCTTGCGTATAATTATTTAGATCACTGTTTGAAGGAATATTTATCGTAGTTCTGTCTAACCTCAGCAGATTGTCTTGCAGTTCATGAAACAGTCCTGTACTTGTGACGGGATTTAGACTTGTATCCGTTGGAACAGAATCGAAAGTAAGTGTATCCTGCTTTTCACTTAAACGGGTCGATATGTTTTCTCCCAAATAAGCATAGTATCCGGTTTCCTGTGATGACAGCCTATTGTTTATCGCAACTTTCACCGCATTAGCAGGCGCTGTGATCGTTCTTTCACCAGAAAGGTCTGTATCGCATCTCCCTATCGCATTTCCGTCGCCATCCATAAAAACGTAAAGACGATTATTACCCGTTGTAGATGACGCATTTAAAGTTACAATATCGCCTTCTGTGACTGGAATCACGGTGGACACGAAGTTTACGTTATTGCTGAATGTTACGCTTGATCCGGAGGCTGGAGTAGAGTAGTACCCAACAGACCACACACCGATATAGTTCCCAAATGCTTTTTCACTCGCAATGGGAAGAACGCTTAAAGCCTGTTTTAAATCACTAACGTCCTGCCCCAGAACCGCCGGTATCCAGTGTCCGGCAGTCCAGGATTCGGCTGTGGTAATCGCCGTGGTACACCTGTATAAATCGCCATTATAATAGCAATATGCCCCGACAGGATAAACCGCAGATGCAGAATAGGTGGGAGCTATATCAGCCATTAAACCCGTCCAGCTTGCCGGGATCGTGGCAACAGCCGCATTGATCTGGTTGATCAGATCAATAACGTTAGAAGTTGTCCCCGGGGAAACCGCCCCGGAAGAAGTCCGGCTGACCGTTCCAACAGCAGCATATACCGCCGTTTTCTGTCCATTGTCGGTAACGAATACCGTTAGGCCGAACCGCCCGGGAATATCGTAACATTCCGGAAGAAGGGTAACTGACACCACACCGCCGGAAGCAGAACCCGTGATGGCAACATCCGTGTTATCAGGCCGCAGAAAAACGCCAGCCACCGACCCAGACAGCGCAACGGTATTTCCGGCATCGTCTACTCCGGAAATCTGGAAGGTATGCCCACCTGATTCGGTTTGAAAGGTCATTCCTTTCAAATCCTCAATGGCAACCATCCTGTTCTGATTCCAGACCCGTTTAATAACGTTATTCGCCATCGTTTGCACCGTCCTTTTCTTTCGTGAGGATTGCAATTATCCGATCCCCTTCATTTCGAATAGATACTATATTGGTATACCCTTCAAAGGTCAGTTCAGCCTTATAATAATGATAAAGGATTTTCCGGACAGCTTCCGGGTCTGTCAGCAATGAAAAAGCCTTTATAATGTTATAGGATTCGTCCAGAATATTGACGATTAACCCATACCGGCTTTCTAATGCATAACTGTCCTTCAGTACGGTTCCGTCATTCATTTGCAGATATCTGTCCATTTTCGTCATCCGTCCTTTCCGGTATACTGTCAAGGAGGTTGTAAACTGTCTGGATATTATTCAAACAGTAGGATATTGCATTTATATTCCCCGCCGTTGCTTGGATCGTCAGATTCTGCATAGTAGTATAGGAACCGCTGAGAAGTTCCTTCATCTTCTTTACCATCTGATTGCTCATTGTTATTCCCCTTATGTTTTCTTTGCAGGTAAAAGGTATGCGTTTGATTCTGCCGTTTTATACCATCCTGTTCCAACACCAGTAAATCCAGAACCGGTTTTGTTTGTATAATGGACTACATTAGCTCCGCCATTGCCGCCATCTGTGCTTCTAACATAACGGGTGACAAGTATTGCCGCATCAATACACTCATTCCAACCTCGCTTGTATGCCGCTTCCTCGTCACCCTTGTTAAAATTTATAGCGCCACCCGTTGCCCTTGTGATTGTTAGCGTTTTTCCGTCAGTGCTTAAAGTTGCATCTATCACATTCATCCGGCTTCCGTTTTGCCAAATTTCATTCCCGGAAATCGGGCCAGTACACCCAATTGACGATGATGCAGAAAGCTGGTGGACGGTTAATAGGTTCATATCGGAAATAGCGGCTTGAACCGTTGTCGCATTTATGTCATCCGCCGTGATTTTAGTTGCAATCAATTCATTGACCGTTGTGAACTCTGTCGTTATTGCGGTGAAAGACCTATTAAGCGTTTTATTTTGGAAATCCGGGTCAATTGTTTCGTCTTGCCCAATGAAAACATGATCTGCGTTTATGTGCGCCGTTGTAACGTATTGCCCCGGTTCGCCGGACTCATTGATGGACAGCGCAATCTGCCCAGCACGGATATAGTAGCCCCCGTTTCTTGTTCCGACAACCATTCCAATACGCTGATCGTTCTTTTCAAAGGCTGTCCAGGTTTCGCTTTCTTCCTTCTGTTTATTGGTCTGCCCTCTGCCGCCGCCACCGCCACCGCCGCCAGCGCTTCCGGTTGTGGTCAGTTCGTTCGTTTCCCGGTTAATATAGACAATGTTGGGGATATAATCGCCTATTTCCGGACGGCTTCCAGTAGGATCAACCAAATCAACATCATTCAGGATGACTTCTTTCTGAAATACTTCACCGGTTTCCTCAACTTCTACGATAGCGATATCATGAAGGCGTACAGGCTGATCTTTATAACCAAGGCGATATAAATCAGCCAAGGTTCCGGATATGCTGATTTTCGGGTCAGCGGTCTTTTTCAGGGACTCCCATGTCTTCTGCAACAGGGTTTCCCCGTCTTTGATATTCCCGTTCTGGTAATATCCAAACCGGGGTCGGCCATTCCTTCCATAAATTGCGGTTTTCTCAGGCCATTCCAGATAGGTCTGTCCGGAAGGTTTCGCCGGGTGCTCTGCCGTTGCAGTCCAGACAACAGAAGCAAACGTCAGTTCTTCCGTTGTGTCATCCTGCCCGGATGTCGCAACATCAACGTTCCCGCCGTATCCATAAAGGGCGGTCAGAACCTCCGTATCATCATAGGTGACAATCGGATCAAGAAGATTCTTCCGGATAGACAGCCGCACACCCCGGAAGGTGCCCTGTGCCGGGGTAATATCCAGATATCGTCCTGTAATTACCCCATCTGACGATATGACAACCCGGGGAATAATATACACGTTCCAGTTCTGCTGAATCGTGCTGATGGCGTTCCATACGCTTCCCCGGCTGATATCCGCAGACTGTATTCCGCTGGCGGTATTCGTTCCAACACTCCACAGGGTTCCGGTCAGGACTGTTGCCAAAGCCTGCGCCGCAGTTTTATCCGTGATTTCCGTGGTGTTTATATGTTCATCGGAAAGTTCGGAAACGGATATATGTTCCGCAGTAATCTGCTGGAAGTGATCCGGTTCCGTGTTTACCACGTTCCGGATTTCAAATACCTCTATGTTATCGGTTGCCGGATCACGGAACGCAATCCGCTGTCCGATCTGGATAACCTTTTCTGGGACGAACGGGAAGTCAGCATTGACGGATTTTTCCTGCTGAACCCAATGCCCGGATTCCATATCCGTCCGGGTAAACAACGTCTGCCCGGCGGCATTCAGAAAGATACATTCCATTATTGCCACCTCTCACGCCATTTAACCGTGCCGGTTCCCGTTATCGTCTGAACCCCCGTCCGTGGGATCAGAAAGCGGCTATTGACGTTATACGCACCCATTATGGATGAATTGCCAACCGCCGCTGTCTGCCGGTTAAGGTCAATCACGAGATTTCCCGCCGGGATCGTGCTGAAAGTGATCGTTTTTCCATCCAGACCATAGCTTTGATTATTCGCCGCCGCAGATAACGTCCTTTCAATCCGCATCAGCGGGGGAGCGTCCCCCATCACCAGGAAGGACGTTCCGCAGGCCACGCTTTTTTCCATCCGGTCATTCCAGAAAGGATTATCAAAACAGGTAAAGACCAGCCGCAGTTTGGCTTCCCACCATTGCCGCATGGAAGGTTCTGGCTTTCCGGTACAAACAGCCATCAGATAATGATCCGGATACCCAGGAAGTTCCAGCTTGTATTCCGCATCAGTTTTTGCCCATGCGGAGATGGCCATTAAAGCCGCTTGACGGGCGTTTCTATCCTCAGAAAGAACGGCAAAGGTAATTGCCACGGTTCTTGTTCCGCACCTGTTACGGACGAAATAAGACCCCGCAGAAACAGCCCTCGGACGGGATACTGGATTGAAGTCAATCGGGGATATTCTCACGTCCTCAATCTTGACCCCCGCCACGCTTTGGATATCTACCCCGTCAAAGATAATCATGACTGCCATCCACTCCTTTGCAATGCTCGGTAATTTCTTCCCTGTTGCGCTGAAATAACCGATCCGACAACACGCCCGTCAAGATATACATCCCCGCCGGGTTTCACGTTTTCCCGCATCGTTGTTCCCAGCGCATCATAATCGACATTCTGGGAAGCGGAACCGCCGTTTTTGAACCTCTGCCAAATCCGGTTTTCTTCCGCTGTCAGGATTCCTTCACCCTCATGCAGTTCGGCAAGGTACCCATTAAACGGGACGTAATCAAGGCCGGTTGCATGGCTTCCGTCCAGCCCGAAGGGAAGCGTGAAGTTGATCGAACCGAAAGACCCCAGGTTGATACTGACGCCGAAATTGTTCAGCCGGTCAAGTTCCGCAAGAACGGAATCAACAGCGGAAGCAACTTCCGAAACGTGGCTGGAAATGCCGCTTGCCAATCCTTTCACGGTATCACCCGTTGCCGCCGCCGCCGCTTCACCCTGGTTCATTTCCGCAATGGCTTCCTTTGCTTTTGCAACCATTGCGTTATACGTTTCATCAACGGTTAGTTTCTGCTGGGTCAGCGCATCGGTAAAGCCCTTTTTCTTTTCCTGTACCTGCTGGAAAAGTTTATCCACTTCCCCGGCTTGCTCAGGATTCGATACTAACTGTGATAGGTATTCAGCACTTGCCGCCGATCCGTCAGAAAGGGAAGCCAGCAACTCATTTGAAAGCCCCATTTCCCGGGCTTTTTCAAGATTCTTGATGTATTCATCCATGAACGCAATCTGGCTCTTCAAGCCGTCCTGCATTCCTTTCGGGGAATACTGATCCATTGATTCATTCAGTTCGTCAATCTGCTTCTGAAGTTCCTGATATTTCTTTTCGCCGTCCTTTGTAGACCGATTCAGTTCAAGCTGTTGCTGAATCAGCTTATCACGCTTCTTTTCCAGCTCGGTTGTCGGTCGGGTAATCGTTTCAAAGCCCTTTACAACACTGTTCACGGCCTGTTCCGTTGCGTCATGAACACCCTTTACATAATCCGCAAGGGCTTTCACGGCATCGTTTACCGCCCCGGTGGTTTCCTTCCAGGCATCGGCAGACTTCCCGCCGAAATCGCTTGCGGCTTCCCCGGCTTCCGTGGCAGCATCTTCCATTTCGCCGTAATTTTTCGTCAGCCATTCCTGTTCGTTTGCAAGCCGTTCCGTCACTTCTGCGGCCTGCTCCGTTGCGGTATCATAAGCCTTTTCAGCTTCTACAGCTTCTTTTTGAAGCGAAATGTACCTGTCAACCGCATCCCCGTATGCCCGTTCCTGTTCGGTCTGTACGTTTCTTTGATTCTTCGACTTCGATGCGGCTAAATCGTCCCCATAATAATCAAGGTTGATTCCTTGTTCGCTTGCAAGCCGTGCAACCTCTTCCCTTGCCTTTTCAGCGGCAACCTGTGCGCCGCCAGCCGTGATCCGTAGGGAGTAAAGATTGCCTTCCGCTTCAGCAAGGGCCTGTTTTTTTGCATAAAAAGCTTTCCAGTAAACAAGCTTTTCCTGAGATTTCTTCCACTCGTCAACATACTGATTCAGCGCACCAACGCCGCCCTTAACCTCCCCGGTTTCGGTATTGATAACCGCACTCAGGCCGGGGATGGTCTGCACCAGTTGCTTACAAACCTTCAGCCACTCGCTCTGTTTATCGGCTATCTGATCCGAACTGAAACCCAGAGCCTGTAAACCTTTGGCGGCTGTTTCGCTGTCGGTGCCCATAGCAAGAAACTCGAAAGCCAGCCCCTCAATGAACTTCTTTCCTTCGGGGGTGTCTGTGGAAAAACCGGATACCAGCGTTGACAGAAGTTTGTTCCATGCTTCCGCATCCCCGGCATCAATACTGTTTACCGCTCCAGAAAGGCTTTCCAGCCACTTTTTCGTTTCTTCCACGCTTGAGCCTGTCAGCTTGGAAACGGCGTCTGCATTTTCTGATAAAGCACCAAGAAATTCCTTCCATGCTGCCGCTTTGTCTGTATCCAGACTTGATCCGGAAAGGGCATCCGCAAGGGCTTGGACGTTCCCGGCGGCAGATGTATTGGAAAAGATATTTTCCAGGCCGTCAACGCCCTGTAATGCGGTCAGAATACCCTTCCAATGATCCGGGGAATTGGCGTTCAGTTTGTTCGCCCCTTCTGCCATCTTTCCAATGGCTTCCCCGGCATCTGTTCCGCTAATCACACCCAGCTTTTCAATCAGGCCGTCTGCTTCGTCTGCAACGCTTTGGATTTCGGCTATTTTTCCTTGTGCGTCAACGTCTATAGCGCTGACTTTATCAAAAAGCGTTTCTTCCTTTGTCGCAGTAATTGTTTCAAGAAATCCAGCAAGCCCCGTTGTCAGCGGCTCAATGATCGTCATCAGGAGAGACCCGCCCTTTGTGTTGATCGTATCAAGAGCGGCTTCCACCCGGCGGGAAGCATTGGCGAATCCATCAGAAGTCCGTGCGAAATCCCCCTGTGCGTCAGCAGTTGCCTGCATCAGGTATTGGTACCTGAGCATCGTTTGTTCCTGCTGGCTCATGCTATTAAAAGCCTTTGTGATCCCCTTTTCCAGCGCAAACGCTTCAAGGTTCGCCACGGACATATTTACGCCCAACTGCTTCAGCGGTTCCGTTTCGCCGGATATTCCGGAGCGGATCTTCTGGAAAGCCGTTTCAAAGTCCAGATTATAGAAAGACGCCATATCAGCCGCCAGCCCGGCAAGGTCGGTTGACATTCCAATGATTTCGTCACCGGACATACCGGCAGACTTCATCATTGCGCCAAGGGTGGACGTGAATTTTTTAGCCTGTGTTTCCGTAAGACCAAACTGCTTTCCGGCAGTTTTCGACCAGGATTCAATCTGCTTTGCTCCGTCCCCGAACGTCACATCAACAACGTTCTGAACCTCTGCCAAATCAGAAGCGGCATCGATAGCGGCCTTGCCCCAGTCCAGAATAGCCTTTCCGATCTGTGCGGCACCGATCCCGGTGGCAATCTTTTTGACCGTCCCCATAAAGGACGATTCTATGTTTGCTGTGCTTTGCTGTGTAGCCCGATCCCACTGCCGGGTTTCCTTGTCGATAGCGTTTGTGATATCCCTCACGCTTGCTATTGCCCGTTTACCATCGGCAGTTATTTCAAAAACCACCTGACCGTCAGCCATCGTTCCCACTTCCTTTGGCAATCATATTCATCAGTCCTGCGAAGATTCTTCCAACGTCTTCCTCATACTGCTTTGCCTGTTCCTTTTCGGACAGGTGCAAGGCTACATCCGCTTTCGCTTTCAGAAGCCACTGCCTTTCTTCCGCATTCCATTTCGTTGCTTTCGGCATCGGCCTTGCCCGGATTCCGATAACCTCTGTGTATCGTGATCCTTCCGGGATAGCGTTCAGCAGTTCGGAAAATTCCAGCCAGTGCAGTTTATCCCGGTAAAGGTCTATCCCATATGCCTGACGGAACGCCGCCCGGATCATACCAGCATCCTGCACGAAATCCGTGACCTTTTTTGCGTCCTTTTTCGGCTTCTGTTCAAACAGTAAGTCTTTTACCGCCTGTAATACCTTCTCCACGTTTCTCGGCCTGTTTGTCAGGCATTTAATGGCATTATATGACCTTGCTTCCGGCATCACATCATCCCGGTCTAATTCATCCATCATCCGCAGGACGTTCCGGAAATCGAAATCCAGCCGGTAAAACTTCCCGTCAACCGTTACCCCTTCCGGGAGCCTGTCCTGTAGCTTCATTTTTTCTGCGCCTTGGTGATCTTTTTACCAAGCCTTTCCCGGAAGTACATTCCGCAGGCGTTGATAATCGTCAGCGGGTCATTATTGTAAAACTCGCAGAAAGCCCCGCCATGATCTTTCCCGAATAATGTATCTGCAAAGAAACGGGCAACAGCAAGCCGTTCCGCTTCAGGGGTTTCGTCTGTCATAGCGGAAAGCCGGTCGTTGACGTGCTTCAGGCCAATAACCAGAGAAGAAGCATCCGAACGGACAACCGCATCAAATACCCGGTCAACGTTCCGGAACCGGATTTTATCTGAAACCTGAATGGGGTTGATTTCACGTTTAAAAAACATCATATGACCTTCCTTTCACAAAAAGGGGCGGGGAATGGTAACCAAACCCCGCCCCCGCATCATTAGGTTGCATCCGTCACGGCGGGCTTGCCGTTGAACCGGATCGTGCACCCGAAAGCGTTTACATCCAGCGTCTGACCGCCGAAAGAAGAGATAGCCCCAATGGAGCAATCACAGATAATCTGCTTTCCTCCCGCAATGATCTTCACGCTGGAATTGCGCTCTTCGCCCAGCACGAACTGTTTTCCGGCAATATAATCCTGCGCCGCATCCCCGACAACCCGTCTGCCGGTGATAACCAGTTCAGGAGCCGCCCCGGTAACCTCGTTGTGAGCGAAACCTTCACCGCAGAGGAAAAACGCCTGCTGGTTCTGTTCGTTCTCAGTGAAGGTCATGCCCTCAATACCCTTGCACAGTTTGGAATAAGTCCATGTTCCGGCAGCACCGCCTGTTCCGGGGGTATATTCCGTGCCGATATACAGTTCATTTACCCATACCGCATCCATAGATTAGTTCTCCTTTCACAGTTTTGTTTCAACCTTTACATTAAGTGCGGAAGCCATCATCCAGGCATTGTTATCTTCCCGGCCAATAATCTGTGGTTCCGTCAGGGTTGTGATATCAACAATGTTCCAATCGTCCCCGGAAGGGTATTCATGAAGCATCGTTAATTCCTGATGAATCCGGTTCATATCGTCCGAAAGCGTTTGCAGATTTGCGAGCTTCCCGTTGATCGTAAAGTCCAGGATGATATACTGGTTTTTGTCCATGTATACTTCATCCGGGCCGCTCGGGCCAACTTCACACACAAGCCCTTCGCCGGTTCCAAGTGCGCCCCGGGTGATAAGAGCAAACAGACCAAGATCGTCTATAAGATCCATAACGGCTTCCATAGCCGCATTGATAATGGTCATAGGTTTTCCCTCAGCCCCCTTTCAGCTAACCTTTTCCAGCGTTCTTTGTGCTTCCGCTTTGCTGTTTCACACCATTTCCACGTCCTGCCCGGGGTCAGACTTGTTTTGATAGCCCAATATTGCCGCTTTGCGTATGGCGTTTGCCATATCAGCTTTCCTTCTGACGGGATGGAAGCGGCCTGTGAGGATGCTATCAGCGTTCCCTGATCTTCTTTGCAGTATTCGTTACAATCAGCAAGGATTTCTTCCGAAAGGGCAGTCAGACCGTCCTTCCATGCCGTCATGACCTTTGCGCCAATTTGGTTGGCATCTATTCTGATCTTTACCGGCATATAATCACCTCAAGCCGATTTCCCAATGGTGAAATACATCTGTGTCATCCCTGAGTTCGTCCACAATAAACACGGTGTATTCTTCGCCCCGGACGGTCACCCGAACGTCCCCGCCGATCTTATGAGCCGTATTGAACAACGCCCACCAATCAAGGTCGGGTTTGCTGTGCCGTTTATCAACAAAAAGAATAGACCGCAGAATGCAGTCCGTATTGTCTGCGGTCTTTCTGATCTCGTTTGTGGGCTGAATGTGAACACCCTTTACTGTGTATTCCTCATAGGTCTGGTTTTGATATCGGTCAACCCCCGTGCAGGCTTTCACGGTTGCGGTGCTTCTCATGATCTTTGCCGGAATCGGTCTTAACATGGATAACACCCCGCAACAGGAACAGCCGGGTTCATCAAACCTGTCTGTTCAAGATAAGAAATAGCCGCCGGGGAAATACTTGCGCTCATCGCACCGCCTGCGCTGGTTTTTCCTTTCCCGTCAACCCGTACCTTGCCGACAGTAAATCCGACAGAGCCTTCACCGTCTGTCAGACTGTCCACGCCGTTAATGGCGAGGAAATCAATCTGCGAACAAACGGCCAGCCGGTACAGTGTTTGGGTAAGGGGAGGAAGTTCGTCAATCGTGGTTTCATCCACCTGCCAGCGGGTCATATTGGCAACGACCCGGGAAGCGTGAGCGTTGAGCGCAGGGAACGAGGTTTCATCAGCCTCGCTCCCCTTGTAGGTGTCCGTGTAATACGTATAGTCTACAATTGCGCTCATGCTGTCACCTCATCAGGTTTTCGCCGCAACAGTGCCGGAGCCGTAGGCAATCGGCTGACCGTTCGCCGCAACCAGAGCAACGGTGATCTTGTAGGCGTTCGTGGTGGAAATCAGACCGTCAGCAGGCAGGTCAGCCCAACCATCGGAAGCCTTCAGGGCAGTGCCGATAGCAACGGACGGAGCAGTGCCGGAAGCGGCCTTCCACACGTACTTGAAGCCGGCAGGAGCTACACCGGAAACGGTGATCACAGAATCACCGGCGGCAGCAGTCCCGGCAGTGCTGGAAACAGTCAGGTCATCCGCAGAAGCGGTGTCGAGGTTGACCAGCAGACCGTCACCCTTGTTCTCCATGATCCAGCAACCATGATAGATGCTGAACATGATCTTCCAGAACTCGCCTTCCTGATTCACATCGGGATCGATAACCTTGCTGATCTGCGGACGAGCAATAGCATCCACCGCAGGACGGGCAGCGATAATCCAGTTGATGTTTGCGCCGAGATCGGTGAAGGTCACGCCGCCGACAGTCTGCCCGGCGGTTGCGCCGTCATTCAGGCCGAACACAGAGTGCATATAGCCGGAAGGAGTGCCGATCAGGTACTGATCATTCAGGGCTTCAATCTTCAGCGTGGCAGACCGGACATTGAAGTCACGCACATTCAGATACTTGGCAATCTGGGAAGACCGTTCCAGAAGCCCCTTCAGGCTGGTGGAAATCTGAATGTAAAGCTGTTCGGTTTCGCCAATCTTGTCCTGAACGGCGGTGATATCCGTCATCAACAGGTCGAGGATGTTGGCGGCAGTAATGCCGGAGGTAGCCTGTGCGACAACCGTACCGTGAGCAACAGCACCCTGTGCAGCGGCGGCAATACGCAGGCAATCGACTTCCGGGATAACCTGACTGTTCAGGAACACTTTCAGGGCATTGCCAACGGTCAGGGCGAAATTGGTTTCATCCACATCGTACCGACCGATAGCAAAGTTCCGACCCCTGTAATACTGAAGCTGTTTGGTTTCCCAATCCAGAGTCAGGTCACCGTTCGGAGCCTTGTAGCCGTTCATAGTGCCGAGTCCGTCCATAGCCAGCTTCGGAACCTTGATTTCCTTGCCGCCTTCCCAGACAAGGCCGGGGTTCGTGTTTTCCATCCACATCGTGCGAGGCAGGATGTAGAACTTTTCATCAAGGATGCGGTTAAATACCGCAGCATAATTGATAGAGTTCGCCATGTTTTTTCATTCCTTTCTTTTACCATTGTGCGGAAAGCTGTTTGACAAGTTTATCCTCTTCGCTTTCCGGGTTTGTGCCGGAGTGTCCCGGCTGTTTTGAAAACTGCGGAGTGTT